GATACAAAAACGGTACTTTACAGCCATAGCCCGGCGCAAAGAAATTGAAGTGAATGACGACATACTTCTGGTTCAAGTCGACCATTTTTGCAGAAATGCAAGCATTATCCATAAAAATGTAAGCAAAAACGCAAAAAATGCAGACATTCCAGCACAAAGGAAAGAAAAGAAGAGTAAAGAAGAGAAGAGTAGAGGAGAGAGTATGTCCGGCGCTGGAAATCCAACGCCAGACCGTCCGCCGTTTATCCGTATTGTTTTGAACGATGGAAAGGAATACCCCGTATACCATGAAATGATAGCGGTATACAGGGGATTGTATCCGGCAGTAGACATAGAACAGGCCTTACGGGATATGGCGGGATGGTGCCTGGCAAATCCAACGAAGAGAAAGACAAAGACGGGCATCAACCGCTTTATCAACGGGTGGCTGGCAAGAGAACAAAACCGGGGCGGGACCAAAAAAGAGAACAAATCACAGAGTGGTAGATGGGATGGTGCGGTTACATGACGGTACGAGAATTTGCAGATAAATATCTAGCCCCATACAAGCTGAAGGGCGATGAGGTCATCCCGGAGCGCTGCCCGTTTTGTCATGGCGGCGAGCATGGAGATAAATACACCTTTGCCTTAAATGCAGAAACAGGAGCCTATAACTGCAAACGCGGCACTTGCGGTGTGCAAGGCGCGTTCCCGGACTTGTTGCAAAATTTCGGGTTAGAACCATCCTCTCGACAGGGCAAGACGTCTTCCGCTGGGTATAAACGCCCGCAAGGAAAGGTGGGCGCAATCACTATACAGGGATTAAATTACTTGAAACGAAGAGGTATTTCTCAAGAGACGGCGAAAGCGTACCGTGTGGGCGAGGACGGCAAAGGAAATCTTGTGTTTCCGTTTTACGATGAAACCATGCGGCATGTATTTACCAAGTACCGCCCGGCCAGAGACGTAAAGCCCGGCGAGCGCAAAAGCTGGCGGGATAAGGACACAAAGCCGATTTTGTACGGTATGCAGCTTTGCGATCCTGAATATCCGTTGTGTATTTTTGAAGGCGAGCTGGATGCCATGAGCGGGTATGAAGCGGGTTTGCCAAATTGTGTGAGCGTACCCAGCGGTGCACAGGACTTTACCTGGATCGATACGTGCTGGGCGTTTTTGGAACGGTTCAAATCGGTGTACCTGTTTGGGGACAACGACGAGCCGGGGCAGCAGATGCAGCAGACGGTTATGGATAAGCTGGTTGGATGGAATCTGTTTGAAGTGATCCACGAATGCAAGGACGCAAATGAGCTCTTGGTAAAAAAGGGGGCGGTTTCCCTTCTGACAGCCTACGCGGCGGCCAAGGAAGCGCCTGTTTACGGACTGCTGGATTTAGGGGAAATAGAGCCGTATGACCCGGCAAAGGCAAAGCGGGTGCTGAGCGGCATTCCTACGCTGGACCATGTGCTGGGAGGGTTCCAGTACGGAGATTTGACGGTGTGGACAGGAAGACGCGGCGAGGGAAAAAGCACGATGATGAATCAGATCGCGCTGGAAGCTTTGGATCGCGGTGAGAAAGTTTGCCTGTATTCGGGAGAGCTGAGCGCGCAGAGGGCGCAGTATTGGCTGGACCTACAGGCGGCGGGGCCGGAACACATCAAAGCGACGAGGGACCGGGAAACAGGGAAAGAAATCTTGTACGTCGTACAGCCCCAGAAAAGTTATATCCATGATTGGTACAAAGGGCGGATGTTTGTATATGACAACACAATGGCGGGAGCGGGGGAAGAGGACTCCATCCTGAAAGCGTTCCATGCGGCGGTTTCCCGGAAGAATTGCAGCGTGTTCATTGTGGACAACCTGATGACTGCGCGGCTGGCAAAGTCAAGGGACGGTTTTTTTCAGGCACAATCTGCGTTTGTTGGCAGGCTTGTGGACTTTGCGGCGAAAAGGAATGTGGTGGTTCACCTGGTGGCACATCCGAGAAAGGGAAGCGAAAGCATCAAAGGGGATGATATTGCCGGGACAGGAGACATCGCGAACAGGGCGGCCAACGTCATATCGATGGGAAAAACATCGGAAAACGAGGGATATGAGTTTGACGTGGGCCTGAGCGTATTGAAAAACAGATGGGAAGGGATTACTTGTACGGTGGGACTTAACTATGACAAAGTATCCAGAAGGCTGTTTGCTCCAAGCTGCGGCAACAGGAGAAGATATAGCTGGGGGCCAACACAGGAAGAGTTGCCGGTGGAGGATCTGCCATTTGAGGAGTAAAGGGATGCAGACAAAACAGATGGTATGGCAAATGCAGAAAAACAAAGCGCTGCCGCCACAGACAAGACGATTTATAGAACGGGCAGACTTGTGGGATCCGTGCTGTGCAAAAGCAATAGGACAGTTGTACCGAAAGTATGTAACACAGGACTATATGCGAAAGGACGAGGAATCGGATGGCCCAGTGCAGTATTGAGGGAGAGCATGAAAAAACAAAGCGAATGGAAAAGCGATAGGAAGCGTGTGGCGGTGCTGCTGCAAAAAACGCACGGGGGACAAGACCTGACAGCGGCAGAATACAACATCGTCATGGCATACTGGCGGGGACAGAAAAGCCAAAAGGAGCTGTTTGACCGTGTGTTTGAAAGGGTTGTGGGATGAAACTGATCCTGCCGAGGCTGCCAGGACTAAATGAGTACATCAGCGCAGAAAGAAGCAACAAACATGCGGCGGCTGGGATGAAACGACAGTGCGAGCGGGAGATACGGCTGTGTATCCGTGCGCAGTGGAAAGGGAAAGTGCGGTTCCGACGGCCTGTTGCCATGCGGTATCTGTGGGTGGAGAAGAACAAACGGCGGGACAAGGATAATATCGCTTTTGCCAAAAAATTTATACAAGATGCACTTGTCAAAGAAAAGGTGATCCAAAACGACGGGTGGAAAGAGATAGACAGTTGGACAGATGCTTTTGCAGTGGACGCTCAGCGCCCAAGGGTAGAAGTGGAACTGGAGGAGGTATGAAACAGTGACAAAAGAACAGATCAACAAAATTCTTGCAAGCCATAAAGAATGGATGAAAGGAACAGGAGGGGAAAGAGCAAACCTGCGTGGTGCAAACCTGTATGGTGCAAATCTGCGTGTTGCAGACCTGCGTGATGCAGACCTGCGTGATGCAGACCTGTATGATGCAAACCTGTGTGGTGCAAACCTGCGTGGTGCAAACCTGTATGGTGCAAACCTGCGTGGTGCAGACTTGCGTGATGCAGACCTGCGTGGTGCAGACCTGTATGATGCAAACCTGTGTGGTGCAAACCTGCGTGGTGCAGACCTGTATGATGCAGACCTGTGTGGTGCAAACCTGCGTGGTGCAGACTTGCGTGATGCAAACCTGTGTGATGCAGACCTGTATGATGCAAACCTGTATGGTGCAGACCTGTGTGATGCAAACCTGTGTGGTGCAGACCTGCGTGATGCAAACCTGTGTGATGCAGACCTGTATGGTGTCAGACATGACGAAAGAACAGCCTTTTATGCCACGCAATGCCCGGAAAAAGGGGCATATATCGGATACAAAAAGGCGGGAGGAAAAATCGTAGAGCTGGAAATACAGGAAGATGCAAAGCGTTCCTCAGCAACAACAAGAAAGTGCAGAGCCAGCAAAGCTAAGGTGTTGTCTATCACAAGCATAGACGGAAAAGAACACTTTGAGGAGGCAAAGAGCAATTACGATAACTCGTTTGTCTACGAGGTGGGAGAGACCGTCGAAGTGAAAGACTTTGATGAGAACAGATGGAACGAGTGTTCGGCGGGCATTCACCATTTTATCACGAGAGGAGAAGCGGAGAGGTATTAAACACACAAGACCGCCTGTCTGCCGGGTGAAGCCATACGCCCGGGAAGAGCCTCCTTCAAAGAAGCCGGGAGCCTGAAACCAGGCGCTCGGCAGATGGGCGGTCAGGAGAGGGGAAAGCATGAAGATAAAGCTGGACAAGGGCACAAAGATGCCGACAAGAGCACACAGCACGGACGCGGGGCTTGATCTATATGCACGGGATACGCAGATCATCCCGGCCAAGGAAAGTGCCGTCTTTGATACGGGTGTACATGTTGAGCTGCCGGAGGGCACAGCGGGATTCTTGAAAAGCAAAAGCGGGCTGAACACAAAGCACGGGATCACAAGCGAGGGCGTAATTGATGTGGGGTATACCGGAAGTATCGTGGCAAAGCTGTACAACCACAGCGGACTGGATTACAAGGTCAAGGCCGGGGACAAGATCACGCAGCTGGTGATCGTGCCGATTTTAACGCCTGAGCTGGAACTGGTAAAAGCGCTGGAACAAACAGAACGCGGGAACAACGGATTCGGGAGCACAGGGAAATGAACCAAGCCAAGCAAAGCAGGATAGAGTTTGAAGCATGGGAATACATCCTGCCCGCTATGCAGGAGATCGCAAAAGTAAGCGCCAAGGGCTTTGCAAAGTACGGGCCTGGAAACTGGGCGCGGATAGAGACAAAGGACAACATCAACCATGCACTCCGGCACCTCTGCTTATACAGAGACAAGATGGCGGGCGTCCCGCTGCCGGAGGGAGAGGAGCACGAGAACCATCTGGCGCATGCGTGCGCGCGGCTGATGATGGAGATAGCAAAGGAGGGGATGCATGATGAAAATTATTGTTGATAAATTTGATTATGCGAAGTTAATTCGTTCTTGTAAAGATACACAACCTGAGTACACAGGGAAATGCAAATGTGTGCTTGCTGATTTATGTCAAGGGGAAGATGGTCTGGAGGCCTTATGTGAAATAAATGATTCGGAGGATACATGATGGCAGAATACATAGAGAGAGAATACCTTTTATATGAGTTTCGTGAAATCATACCGGAGATGGGAGTAGATGAGCTGGCTGATGAGATATATGACATTGCATTAAATGTAGAAGCCACAGACGTTGTACCGGTGGTGCATGGACGGTGGATTGAATATCCGCGTGACTTTTATTTCAAGTGTAGTAATTGTAAATATACGGTTCCGTACAAAAAAGCGGTTTTAATAGGCGGTAAGCGAGAATATAACTACTGTCCGCACTGCGGGGCAAGGATGGATGCAAAAAAGGAGGGCTAAAGGCCGGTGTGGGCAAAGATGTGGATTTTGTGTACGGGGCTGGTATGCTTTGTGGCGCTGTATGCTGTGGCCAGGGAGATCAAACATAAGCCGACGCGCGTTGTAGCATGCGGATTTCTGATAGGGCTTGTGAGTGCCTTGATGGTAGGAGGGCTGTGGGGATGAGAAGGCCGACAAACAAACGGCCAACGCTGTGCTGGTCATGCGCTAGGTTTTGCGGCCGTTGCAGCTGGTCGGCACATTTCGAGCCGGTAGCGGGATGGAAAGCAGAGAAGGGAAGCCTGACGCGGCAACACGGAGGCACGCTGAAAACCTACACTGTCCTGCAATGTCCTTTGTATGAAAGGGATTCGGAAGAGGACGGAAACAGGAGGATAGAAAGCCATGCCATTGCCAAAGCATTGCAAGGGATGCTTTTACAGGCGGAGCCTGGGCGCGGACAGCGGAGAGAAGTTTTGCGCGTACATTCTTCTGGAAGGAATCTCGCGCGGGTGTGATGTAGAGAATTGCGACAAGAAAAGAACGGATAAGCAGATGAGGAAGAAAAAACGCTGGGAGGATTTCTATTGACGATAGAACAGCTGGAAAACTGCCGCTCTGCGAAAGGGGAAATCGAATCGCTGCGGGAGCGGATGGAGCGAATCAAGAGCGACCGCGAACGGATGACACAGGCCATCACAGGGATGCCGCAAAGCAAAGGCCAAGAGAAAAGCCGGATAGAGGAGCTGACGACAAAGCTGATGGAGCTGGAAGAGCAGCTGGCGGACAAGCTGTGGCAGAGGGAAACGGAAATTAAAGAGGTAGAAGCATGGATCGAGACGTTGAAGCCATATTATAGGATTGTCATCAGAAACTTTTATATTGATGGACAACCCGTTCCAATGATTGCGCGTAAAGCAGGGTATAGTGAAAAGCATATTTATTGGATACTAAGAAAAATCACACCCAATCGCACCAAAAGATGTGAAATAATATAGACTGAGGAAAAAAGGAAAGGCCGACATGTATCGGCCTTTTTCTTTTGGGAAAACGTACACTGCGGGAGGGAAGCCGGGGGCGGGGGCTTGGCGGTGTAAAGGGGGAAACAATGCAAACCAAGACGTTGTATCTGCGGGAGATCGTCCCGTATGAGAACAACCCAAGGAAAAATGACAGTGCAGTGGATGCGGTTGCGGAAAGCATAGGAACGCTGTAAAAGAGGGGTGGTGTTGTGGCGCGGCATTTGACGGACAGGGAGAAAAAGAAGATCATCGCGGATTATGCGGAGCTGGGGAGCTGCAACGCCGTGGCGAAAAAGCATAAGCGGTCATGGACGACAATCAAGCAGGTGGTGGAAAGCGACCCGGATACCATGAAAAAGTGCGAACAAAAAAAGGAAGAGAACATGCGGGACGTGCTGGCGTGGATGGACGCGCGGAAGGACACGGCATGCTGCGTTCTGGATAAGCTGCTTACTGCTATGAGCAACGACGAGATCATAGGGAAATCCAACATCAGCCAGATTGCCACGGCGTTCGGGGTGGTGACGGATAAATTCATGACCTTGCGCACCCAGCAAGAGGTGCATCCGCTGCTCAAGGATATAGCCGAGGCCATGAAGGAGAAGCATTGATGTTATCCGAAAAACAGAAACGATTTGTCTTGCGGCCCTTTCGACACGCGCTGGACGTAGCGGAGGGTACGCCGAGAAGCGGCAAAACAACAGCGTGTATCCTGCGCTTTTTTTGTTTTTTGAACATGAGTGAGGACCCCAATTTTTTGGTGGTAGCTTCCACGCAGCAGCAAGCGTTCCGCCTTGTCATGGATGGCGACGGCAACGGCCTTTTGCATCTGTTCGGAGGCGCAGCGCAGATCAAGCATGACGACCATGGAGACCACCTGGAAGCTGTAACGGCAGCGGGAACCAAAAAGATATATTACAAGGGCGGGGCCAAGGCAGACAGCGACAAAAGCATACGCGGCCTTTCGCTGGGCGGGGTATATTTTTGCGAAATAGACATTCTGCATATCAATATGATTCAGGAATGTTTTCGGCGTACCTATGCAGCCCAAACAAGATGGCATCTGGCAGACTTAAACCCGCCTGCGCCCCATCACCCGGTTATCAAAGATGTGTTTGAGGTACAGGATACATACTGGACGCATTGGACAGTAGACGATAACCCCATCATTACAGAGCAGCGCAAGCATGAACTATATCAGACGCTTTGCAAAAATCCGTACCTATTGAAACGCGACTGGTACGGCGAGCGGTGTATGCCGCAGGGCGTGATCTATGCCATGTTTGACCATGACAAGCATATTGTACCGTCGATTCCGGCCAACGAAAGAAAGTTAGAGATGTTCTTTGCGGGCGACGGTGGATTGACAGACGCCACCAGCATCGGATGCTATGTTGTGACGGTGCAAGAGCGGGCCGGGCAGGATTTTTTCAAGCTGTACCGCATGGCGGGCTGGTATTATTCAGGGGCGGAT